GCAATATTGAATCTATATCTAACGCTCAAAATATCTATAACAATGCCGCAACTTCCATGGTCGGAACTGGCTTTGATGCTTGGATGGTGACTCAGGAATATTCTGATTCTGAATCTTTTGACCAAGATTTATATGTTAGGCCTATTAACTCAGCTATTGATACAGTGTATTGGGACCCTAATTCAATGCGCCAAGATCGTTCTGATGCTCGATGGGCAACGAAGCTAACTGCGATGTCAAAGAACGCATATAAAGAGCGATTCCCAGAAGGTTCGGGGCAAAGCGTAGCAGAAGATAGAACGCGCTCAGGTTACTACGATAAAGCCGACCAAGTTGTTGTTGGGGAGTTTTACTGGATAGAAGAAAAGCCAGTCACTTTGATTCAGATGTCTGATGGCTCAGTTTATAAAGAGTCAGAACTCGAGCGCTATTCTGATCAACTTGCGATGCGCGGAATTACTGAGCAGCGCCGCCGAAAACGCTTTGAACGAGTTGTTAAAATACGTCACTATGATGGCGCTGACTGGCTTAGTGATGAAAAGGAGACGGTTTTTAACTGGATACCTTTGATTCCGCTTTATGGCTATTTCCGAATCTCTGAAAATAAAATTACATTTAGAGGTGAGACTGAAAAGCTACTTGACCAGCAAAGGGTGCACAATTATGCACACTCAGCAGAAGTACTTCAAACTGCATTAAGTCCAATCGACAAGGTGTGGATTACACCAGAGCAGGCAGTAGATCATGAAGACCAGCTTGAGCGAATGAATCAATCGAGTGATTCGGTTCAATATTACAATCACGTCGAAGACCAGCCAAACCCATATCGAATGGGTACAGCGCAGACTAATCCTAACCTAGCGGTAATTGCCAACAGTACGCGTCAGGCCATCATTCAAAGTTCAGGCGTATTTGCAGCGAGTATGGGGGATAACCCCTCTTTGCAGTCAGGTGTTGCAATTGAGCAGCTACAAGAGCGTGGCGATGTTTCCATGGTGCATTATTTTGACTCTATGGAAGTTGCACTCACGCATACTGCGAGAATATTGGTTGATGCTATCCCTAAGGTTTATGACGCAACTAGACAGGTTCGCATTCTTGGCGAGGATGGCGTACCAGATCAGATTGATCTAAATAAAACCGTCATTGATGAGAATGGACAACCCAAGATTGTGAATGACTTATCCACAGGTCGCTACGATGTGACCATGGATATTGGTAAATCGTTTAAATCACGCCAACAAGAATCAATAGCTGCAATTCTAGAAATGGCCAGCATTGATCCGACAGTCGTTGAAATGGGTTCTGACATCCTTCTAAATAATGCCAACGGCCCAAGCTTAGACTTAATTGCGCAGCGTAAGCGTTTGCAGCTTATGAATAGCGGATTAATCCCTGAAGACCAGTGGACAGATGAAGAGCGTCAGGCTATGGAGGAAGCGCAAGCATTGGCCGCTCAACAACCTCAGCAGCCAAGCATGGAAGAGATCGGATTGCAAATCCAACAGATGGACGCACAAGCCAAGCTGTTATCTGCTCAGAATGACCAACAAAAACTAATGATTGATAGCCAGCTCAAGCAGCAGGACCAAGAAATAAAAGCGGTGCAAGGCCAGCAGAAGTTTGAGCTAGAAATTGCCAAGATGCAGCAGTCTATGGCATTGGCAATGGAAGAGAACCAGAGAGCAAACCAGAAGCTAGCAATGGATATGGCGCAGGCAGTCGAGGTTATGCAAAAGACCAACGCAGAGACAATGAAGCTGATTAGGGAGTCTATGGTGGCGGATGCGATAGTCAGCCCTACTGCTGCCGTTGCCTATGAAGAATCAGCGGAAAACCTAGCGGAGAGTGAATCCGCTCAATAGTTGTACGCTATTAGATAAAGCCTTATAATTAAAAATGATAATGTACGCGACGTATTCGCGGTTTAACTCTTAGGAGATACCATGACAGACCAGCCTAACGCTGAGGCGCTAGAGTCCGTAAAGGATGAAAGCACAAACCCCGAACAAAATGCAGAAGCGGGAACTGCAAAAGAGGCAGATCAAGAAGTTGAGAAGCCTAGTCTAGATTACGAGAAGATTATTGCCGAAAAGGCGTTCGAGGCCCGCAAAGCTAAAAGGGAAAAGAAAGAGCTTGAAGAGAGGCTTAAATCCCTTGAGCAGCAAAAAGAGCCAGAATTGCCAAGTGTTCCAGATGTACCAGATCGTTATGATTTTGATACAGATGAAGAATACAAAGAGGCGATTAATAAACGTGATCAGGCATTGATTGAGCGGAATCGTTACGAGTTTTCAAAGCAGCAGGCTGAAGATGAAAAGAAAAAATCATTGGAAGCTGAGCAAGAAAACAAGAATCGAGAGCTTAGAGAAAAATTAGAGGTTTATTCAAGCCGAGCGGCTGAGTTTAAGATTGAACCTAGTGAGATGGCTCAAATAGGTGAGCGATTGGAGGTCTACGACATCCGTCAAGATATTGCTGAGGCAATTCTAGGGGATGAAGAGGGACCATTGATCGCAAAATACCTAGCAAGCAATCCACAAAAGGTTCAGGAATTAAATGAAACCACTTGGCAAAATGGTGCATTAGTTTACGCCAAAGTAAAGGAATCGGCCTCAGCGTTAAAACCTAAAGTAACGAGTGCACCTGAGCCAGTTGATACGCTTAACGGCGGGTCGAATATTGGCACTGGGGACTCAAAGTATAAATTTTGGTAAATCAAAATAAATAAGGAATGGTCACATGGCTAATAACTTTGAAAGTAACATTACGCGAAAGCTAATTGAGAAGGTGGTCCCAGCCTTTGACACTGAGCGAGTAGTTTCAAAAGAAGTAAACACGCAACTTTTTCAGGGTAAGTTTAACCCTAGCACTGGCGACACTATCGACGTTCAGCGTCCTACTGATTATCAAGCTTTGCGCACCGCAAAAGGTGATGTGACGGGTCAGGCTCAGGATATTGTGACTGGCAAGGCTAGTGCAGTGGTTCAAGATTACATCACTGTATTGGTTGATTATTCAGAGGCAGAACAAGCCCTTGAGATGGGTAATAACTCTGATCGCTTTGTGTCAGACATTGCACGCCGCATTAAGACTGAGCTAGAAACAAGCTTCGCCTCGTTCTGTATGAAGAATACCGGCTTAACTTATGGTTCTGTAGGTCAGGCGGTGGATTCATGGTCTGAGGTTGCAGGAGCGGGCGCGCTGATGGAGTCTACTGGCGTTCCTATGGATGGTAACTGGTGCTACCTATTGAACCCATTCTCTCAAACAGCTTTAGCTAATGAGCAGCGTTCTCTAGGTGTAAACCCTCAAGCTGGCGATGCAAACACTAAAGCGACAGTGGCGGAGAATTTTGCGGGATTTGGTAAAGTTATGACGGCTACTGGCTTGGATACCTATTCCATCCCAACTGGCGCTGATCGCGTGGGCGCTCTAGCGGCTAACCCAATCGTAACTTACTTAAACGCCAAGGATACAATGACTCAAGTGCTTTCTATTAGTGGTCTGACTGCTAACTTAGAAATTAAAGCGGGTCAGCCTATTCAAATTACTGGCGTTAATCGCTTAAACCTATCCACTCGCAAGCCTTTCATTGATGCCACTGGCTCGCAGGTTGAGTACACAGCAGTAGTAACCGAAGATGCAACTGCTGACGGTGCAGGTGCAGTCACTCTTACTGTTACCGGCCCTGCAATCTATGAAGTAGGCGGAGCTTACAACACAGTGACTCGTGCGCCGATTGCTGGCGATGTTGTGACGCTACTAGGTAGCGAAGATACCGTTAACCAGCCAAACCTATTCTTCCATCGTGATGCGTTCACTATCGCGTCTGTACCAATGGAGAAACTAGACGCGCAGGATAGTATGGGTATGACTGAAGATGGTTTACAGCTTCGTGTATCGAAAGGCTCTAACTTTGAAGGCAACGTAAACAAACTTCGCATTGATTTGCATCCTGCTTTCGGTGTTATGAACCCATTCATGGCTGGTCAAGGTTACGGTCTGCCATAACCAAAATAGGCGCACTCTTTGGGGTGCGCCTTTTCTTTAATGAGGACAGAATGCTAACAACCTATATAAAGCCAAATGGCAAAGAGATTGCCATCAATGAAAACAAAGCTTCTTTAAAGCTTGCCAAAGAGCTTGGATGGGTAAAAGAAGGTAGCAAGCCAGTTGCTAGTAATGACGAGCTTGATTCATTAAAAGAAAAAGCCAGAGAAAATGGCGTGTATGATTCCATTAATTGGAATATTAAGGGCAAGCGAAAGCTAATCCATATCGAATCAGACTTAGAGAAGGCGATCAATGATAGCCAAAACGCTGATAACTAATGCCTTAAAAGATTTAGGCATTCGCATTGCTGACCTGAACAGCTCGGGTGAGAGTGGACAGGGAATTATTGAATCGGCCTTTCGTAAGATAGAGATTAAAGCCAGCAATACACCTTTGACCAGTGACGAATTGGATGACGGTCTGGAGGTTTTGAATGACATGCTATCTGAGTGGTTTTACGATGGCGTCGATCTTGGCGTTAGCAGTGTCTCACTTGGTGCTACAGACATTCCGACATGGGCGCTTACGGCGGTTAAGTCTGGGTTGGCCATTCGATTGGCTACTGAGTATGGCGCAGATATATCTAACTCACTCCAATTAACAGCGCAATCAAGCATAACTCTGGTACGAGAGCGCACTGGGCCGGTATTGCTGGCAGACGGCCTAGATGTATTAAATGGCCTTTGCTTGGAGTTGGACGCAAAAGGCACTCGATTGGGCTACTTAAATCCTCAAGATATAAACGAGGAGACCGGCCTACCCGATTGGTCAATACCTTACATACGAAGCTCGCTAGCTATTCGAATGGCTCCATTAACCGAAAAGCAAGCCAGTGCGGAATTGGTCAGAACCAATCGAAACGCGCGCAAAAACTTTTACTCCAAAACTGCCAGAACACCAGTTTCTTCAATGCCATCCATTCTACCTATTGGATCGGGCAATGAAAAATACACATATCAAACGCATCACTATGACGAAAGCCCAGAATTACTTGGGACTGATGTGGATTCGATCGACACAGGTGAAAATGTCGATATTTCTTTAAGAGAGGATACTCGCTATGTCGAATAGTAGACCCGCTACACCTATCAACCGTTTGGCGTCAGCGTCTAATGTGGCGCGTACTGATCTTGTGCCTATTTGGTCAAGTGTTAATTCAGCTACTCGCAAGGTGACATGGGAACGAATTATTAGCGATCTTGGCTTGCTGACTAATACAGGTACAGGCCCAAATATTATTAATTTAAACAACAACGCAACCCTAACAATCCAGCAAGTACAAGACACGGACATTGTTTTTTGTGATTCAACAAGTACGGCGTTTACAGTTCAATTGCCTAGCTACACAGCGCTTCCAATAGGCACTGCTATCTCTTTTAAGAAAAGTACTGCAGTTGATAATGACGTAACTATTTTAGCTGAAGCGGCTGAGACTATAGATGGTGATGCTAGCTTAGTGCTTAGTGGCACTACATTGCCTAGTGCCCAGCTTGTTTACAATGGCGTAGCGTGGTTTGTATTCAGTGCCTAAGATACCCTTACAGGTGGCATACGGCCTCAATGATACTGAAACCATTGAAGGCCAATCAATGCCAGAAAATATGATTGATATTCAGTCAAAAGGACCGGCTATTGACCCTGTTTATATGAGGCAGCCATCTAGCCTAGACGTTGCTTTTATTGACCCTATTGTAGGGTCTGAAGACTTAAGGGGCCACCTGTATCACCCATCGGCAACGGATTCGATTAGAGGTATTTATATTTTTGCCGGAGTGGAATTGTTTCATTGGGACGGGGATGATCTTGAAAATGTCCCTATTCAATGGATTGACAGCTCAGGAAGCCCAACTGGCCCGCCTCCTAATTTCCTTAATTCTGTAAAAATGGCGTCCAACGGAATAACTATAGTTGCTATTGATGTCGAGCCCGGAGTTGATGGTGATTATTATATTTCCGTCACCAGTGGCGGAGGCGGACTAAGTGCAACAGCATCACCAATTAATTGGGCTACGGGCGGTGTGTATGACACGTTAAGCCAAGGCGGCGCGGATGATGTGCACTTTTTTGATGATTACTTTGTTTATATATCCAAGGCAAATAACCGATGCTTTCATGGCTCTTTAACAACGGTGACGGCTGGCCGAGATATGCGAGTAGAGGATTTTACACAGATTAGCCGTAGAGAGGATGAGGTGACGGCCATTTTTGATATTGGCGGCCAATTGTGCGTAGCTTCCAGTCATCACATTGATTTCTTTCAAAATGTAGGTGGTGTTAATTTCGCCTTCCAAAGGCTTAAAGGGCAGGAGTTGAATATTGGTGTATTCAATCGCTTAAGCTGGTGCTCAACAGGTGTGGATGTAGTATTTGCAGGAAACACTCGCGAGGGTTTGGTGGGTGTATATTCAATTAAAAAAGGGAAAATATCATCTGAATCTATTGATTATCTTTTGGGTAAATATTCCCAGAATTCGAGGAATTTATATTGTTTTTCCTTTTCTGATAAGGGGCAGGTATTTGCGGGAGTAAGCACCTTTACCCAAGATGGTGATCCTGAATTTTTGCTTGGGGTTACGTATGTGTATAACACGTTTAACTCAACTTGGCACAAGCGAAGCACTAGACCTGTTGAAAATGGCTCCCCTGACACAGGTGAATCTTATTTATATTGGGTGAGAGCAAGCTATAACCAGAAAGACGAAAACGGAAATATTGAGCAATTCTTGGTAGGCCATTATTTTACTGATAAAAATGACTACAAG